GGTAATTATACAGCAGGAAGAGGACCGTCTGTAACTATAAATGCCGATGGCGGAATGGATTGGCAAAATAACGAAGTACATATATTAATTAATTATAGAATTCCTATTGATTATAACGAAGCTACAGGACTAATGGAATTTAGAGAATACCAAACGTTTTCAGGCATATATAAAATAACAACAGTGACGCATAACTTCAGCTCTAATAAGTTTACTCAAAGTTTAAAACTTTTACGTGTAACTAACCAAGAGCAAGAAAGCGGAATATACGTTCCAACAGCAAGTACAGAAACACCAGAGTCAGCTGAAACAACTAAACAAAGTCGATCACCAGACGGCACCACAGAATAATTTAATTGAAGGATAAAGAATGCCAGTAAGTAGAAGGTCATCAGGATTAAGTAGCGCAGCCGCATCCCACTTGAACGGCGGATCTCGTGTAACCGGAAGAGTTGATCCAGGACCGTACGAAGCAATAATTGTTAGCCATCTAGATCCTCAATATATGGGAACACTTCGAGTTGAATTGTTAAAGAAAAGTGCAGCTGGTAATAACCCCGAACGCACCGGACAACTTCTTGATGTTAGGTATCTAAGCCCGTTTTACGGTGTAACTGCATTTGCTAATGCTACGCAAAATGATGGTTATCAGCACACACAAAAAAGCTATGGCTTTTGGGCAGTGCCACCGGACGTTGGATCAAGAGTGCTTGTAATTTTTGCAGAAGGTGATATTTCGCAGGGTTTTTGGATAGGATGTGTTCAGGACCGTTTTATGAATTTTATGGTACCTGACGGTCGTGCAAGTACAGAACTTACAACTGATATAACACCTGGAAATTTAAAAGGTAAAAAACTACCTGTTGGAGAATACAATAAAAAACTACCTCAATCCGGTGGAGACCCTACAAAGTTTAAAAAGCCATATAATAAGGATTATACAGAGCAACTTCTTGAACAAGGCTTAGTTGACGATCAAATTAGAGGCATAACATCAACTAGTGCTAGACGTGAAGTTCCGAGCATGGTATTTGGCTTTAGTACGCCAGGTCCTTTAGATAAAAGAGGCGGAGCTCCTAAAGGAAAATACGGTGAATATCAAGAAAAAGCAGATATTTTTGTTAACCGTCTAGGCGGATCTTCGTTCGTCATGGATGACGGCGATGATAAATTTATAAGAAAAAAACATCCTAGTGAAGGTCCAGTTGAATATGTAAACGTCGAATCCGGTGGAAGCGGAGGCGATCCTACTATTCCGTATAACGAATTAGTTAGATTAAGAACTCGCACTGGTCATCAAATATTGCTTCATAATTCTGAAGATTTAATTTATATTGCAAATGCAAGAGGTACTGCTTGGATAGAACTTACTAGTGACGGTAAAATAGATATTCACGCTGAAGATAGCATTAGTATACAAACTGAAACAGACATAAACATTACTGCCGAACGAGATATTAACTTCGAAGCTGGCCGTAATATTAATATGAGGGCAACTGCTAGACAAACAAAAGATTTAATGTTTGACACAGAAGACGAAAACCAAGAATCAGGTAGAATACAAATTGAATCTAGATATAATTTTAACTTGGATGTTGGCGCAAACGCAACAATTACTACACATACGTATGACGATAACTTAGCATCTCAAACAATTAACGGTAATCTAAATTTAAGTGTAGCAGGTAATAGAATAACTCATATAGGACGCCAAGGAACAGACGACATAGATACAAGCTTCCATTACGATCATACTCTAATTACAGGTGAAGAAAAACACGAAGTTACTGAAACATCGCACACTACAATAAAGAAAGATACGCTACTTACTGTTACTGAAGGTGCATTAGATGTTAATGTAAACAAATACATATACCAAACATCGGGAGGAGATTTCGATGTTAACTCTGGTGGTCACATTTATAATACTTCAGCAAGTAGTAATGAAACTAAAGCTGGCGGAAATATTATCGAAACTGCTCCGCAAATTCACATGAATGGTCCTGGAGCAGCAACAGCAACAAAAGCAGCAAAAACAGAATTACCAGAAACTGCACTACTAGTTACCCCGTTAGGATTAATAACTTTGCCGCGAGTTACTGCCGGCATGACAGACGATGACAACGAAACAGTTACATACGATTCAATACTTCCTCGTGCCCCGCAACATGAGCCTTGGCCACAACACGAACACAGAAATCCGTTAGCTTACAAATATAAGAAAACTGATAGGGAACTAATCACAAGTCTTGAAAACGAAATACCAGTTGTTATTGAAGACACGTTCCAAAAATCCGGAGCACCGGCAAGCGGACAGTTTACTAGCAATACTGCTACTCCCCCGTCATCGTCTACTATGCCATCAGGAGGTGTTACACGTAACACTGCAAATCCAGTCAGTGCAACAGTCGGAGAACCGTTCCAAGGTGACGTACCAGGCACAGTTGAAGGAATGTCAGAAGAAGAAACTAGAGCGTTATTAGGAGCACTAGGTCAACGTGAAAGCGGTAATGACTATACAGCAGTAAACTCTATCGGGTATGTAGGAAAATATCAATTTGGTGCAGCAGCACTTGAAACACTAGGTTATGTAAAACCAGGCACGTATGGCAGAGGTAATAGTGCTCTAAATGACCCAGCTGTTTGGACAGGTAAGGGCGGAGTAAATAATGTACAAGAATTCTTAGAAAATAAAAATAATGTACAAGAAGTTGCAATGATAGAAAATACAAACTTTAATAGACAAGCACTTCTAAATCGTGGCGCAATTACTGAAGATTCGTCTAATGAACATGTTGCCGGAATGTTAGCAGGTTCACACTTGTTAGGAGCAGGCGGTATGAACAAATGGAGACAAGGCCAAGGCGGAGCAGACGCTTACGGAACAACAGGAGACGAGTACTATGCTCTAGGTAAATCGTCATTAGGAGGAGTTGGATGAGTTCACTAGAAAAAAACTTATATAAAAGGGTTCAAGTAGAGGATAACAGTACTCCTGTTAAGCCAGTAAGTAGTGCAAACTACCGAGGAATTAGCACGGTTAATCCAGAAAACCCAAGCTATAGATTGTATGATTTTTCAATTATTAAACAAGATATTATAAATCATTTCCACATACGCCAGGGAGAAAAATTAGAAAATCCTGAGTTTGGGACTATTATCTGGGACCTGTTATGGGAACCTTTAACTGAAGCATTAAAGCAAGTAGTTGCTAAAAATGTTGAAGATATCATAAACTACGATCCGCGAGTAACAGCAGACCGAGTTGTAGTAGATGAATATGAAAATGGCATTCTTATAGAATGTACTCTTGTATACCTTGATTATAGTATTGCAGAGCAACTGCAAATGAAATTTGATAAAGAAAACGGCCTGTTGAATTAAACACGCACATTATCAAATATAATAAATACACTATAAACGAGGAAAGCTTAAATGTCAATAACTAATAGACAGAATCGACTTTTAGTGGCTGAAGATTGGAAGCGAGTGTATCAAAGTTTCCGCAACGCCGATTTTAAGAGTTACGACTTTGACAATCTACGCAGAACGATGATATCGTATTTGCGAGAAAATTATCCTGAAGATTTTAATGATTATATAGAGTCAAGCGAATATCTTGCACTTATTGACCTTATTTCTTTCTTAGGTCAAAATATCAGTTACCGCATAGATTTAAACGCAAGAGAAAACTATTTAGAATTGGCAGAACGCCGCGAAAGTGTGTTACGTTTAGCAAGAATGCTTTCCTATAATCCTAAACGTAACCAAGCTGCTAATGGTTTACTAAAGTTTAAAAGTGTAAAAACATCAGAAAGTATAATCGATTCAAACGGAATAAATCTTGCTGGACAAACTGTACTTTGGAATGATAGCTCTAACGCTAATTGGTACGAGCAATTTATAAGAGTAATAAACGGTTCGTTGCCTGTAATAAACCTATTTGGTCGCCCTACAAAATCTGCGTCTGTAGCCGGTGTTGCCACACAACAGTATCGAGTAAACGGTACAAACACTACAGTTCCAGTTTACAGCTTCCAAAAACCTATTGAAGGTAGAAATACTAGATTCCAGATTGTTAGCACTGATGTAGAGGAAGATGCTATAAGTGAAGAACCGCCAGTACCTGGAAACAATTTTGCGTTCTTATATAGAGATGACGGTCAAGGACCAGGCAGTTCTAACTCGGGCTTCTTTGCACATTTCCGTCAGGGAATTTTGGAAAACGGACAATTTGCAATATCTAATCCTGTACCTAATCAAGCAGTAGCAATTGACACTCCTAACATTAATAATTCCGATGTTTGGCTATACAAATTAGATGCAAATAACAATGAATCGGAATTATGGACTAAAGTTGACAGTGTCGAAGGCAATAATATCATATACAATAGTTTGAATAAAGGCATTCGAGACGTTTACGCAGTTCAAACTCGTGCCGATGACAGAATAAACATCCTGTTCTCAGATGGAGTTTTTGGTAATCTTCCGAACGGAAGTTTTAGAGCATACTACAGAACAAGCGATAACAGAGCTATGCTTATTGTTCCTAAAGCTATGCAAAACATAACAGTTGACTTGCCATATCTGTCTAAAAACGGACAAATTGAAACACTAACAATTACATTAGGGCTAGAATATACTGTATCTAACAGTCAATCAAGCGAGTCAACAGAAAGCATTAAAAACAATGCACCAGCAACTTATTACACACAAAATCGCTTAGTAACTGCCGAAGACTATAATTTAGGTCCACTTGGAGTAAGCCAAGAAGTTATTAAAGCAAAATCAGTTAACAGAATTTCTAGTGGCTTTAGCCGTTATTTCGATTTGCGAGATGCTACTGGAAAATATTCTACAACTAATTTATACGGTAACGATGGCGTAATATACAAACAGTTTTACACAACTAAAACATCTTTTTCTTTTAATACACAAACAGATATAGAAGGCGTTATTGCCAATACTATTTCTAAGATATTAAAAGAAACAAGTTTAAAAAATTACTACTACGATATTATTCCTCATGCATCGGCAGTAGACTTAGAACCAAGATGGGTTTCTATAAACGAAGAAACTAATTCATTTACAGGATATTTTACAGATCCTGATGGAGAATCTTACAAAGTTGGTTCTTTCTCAGCAAATAATTTAAGATTTGTTGAATCAGGAGCATTACTAAAGTTTGTAGCACCAAACGGCTATTATTTTGATGCTAATAATAATCTAGCACAAATTAAAGGAACACTGCCAAAAGGTAGCAAGACTTATATTTGGACTAAAGTTATACAAGTAGCTGCCGACGGAGCAAGTTTCGAAAGCAATACAGGCTACGGCGGAATTACACTTTCTGACAAAATACCTTACGATGCAGTTAAAGATGTTGCTGCTACGTTAACAGAAATTATTTCTCCTTTGGTCGGCGACTTAATTAATGACGTTAAGTTACAAATGATTGACGAATCGTTTAGTTACAATGAGTTCGGTCTTCGTTATGATGTAAATAATCGTCAATGGAAAATTATCACGAACATCAATCTTAACAAAGGTGATTTTAGTTTAGGCTTTGAAGGCGATTCAACCGGACAAAATTTAGACGCAAGTTGGTTAATACTTTTTGAAACAAACGGTGAAACATATACTGTTACACAGCGCGGTTTAAGATACGTATTCGAAAGTGATAGTGAAATAAAATTCTACTACGACAGCTCGGATAAGATCTACGACAATAGAACAGGCAAAATTGTTAAAGATAAAATCTCTGTAATGAGTATTAATACTAAGCCTGGTGAAAATTCTACTGAATCTTTTACTGTCGATTATGATTGGGAAATTATTAAAGAATACAGAGATGCAGATGGATACGTTGATAGTACTAAAATTGAAGTAGGTTTCTTTGATTCCGACAGTGACGGAGTAGTTGACAACCCGGATATTTTCTTAGAAATAGTAGACGAAAAAACTGATATCAAAACAAAATACATATTCTTAGAAAAATACACTTCGCAAGCAGGGACAGAAGATTTTAGATATATAGATAACGCTATTGCAGGAATTAAAATTTATGCAAATGAAGGAGAGTTAGTTACTTGGAGTAATGAAGATGACGGACAAATCTTCTATTTTTACGAAGATAACTACTTTATGAAATATAACAAATCATCTAACATCATAGAAGCAGAAACCGGGTATCGAGCATTTATAGGCAGAAGCGATTTAAAATTCCATTATGTACATGCTGCTGACAGCAATAATAGAATAGATCCGAGTGCAAGCAACATTGTTGATACATATATTCTAAGTAAATCTTATGATCTACAATACAGAAATTGGTTAAAGGGTGCAGTTTCTAATAAACCTCTCCCACCTAGCAGCGATGAAATATACAGAAGCTACGGACAAGAAATAAACAAAATAAAGTCACTTAGCGATGAAGTAATTTATCATCCAGTTAAATATAAGGTATTATTTGGATCTAAGGCTAACGAAGATTTGCAAGCTACATTTAAAGTTGTTAAAAATCCTGAAATTGTTCTAAACAATAATGATATTAAAACTCGAGTTGTTGAAGCAATGAATCAATTTTTTGCTTTAGAAAACTGGGATTTCGGCGATACTTTTTACTTCCAAGAATTAGCAACATATATAATGAATTATCTAACTCCTGACTTAGTAACAGTTGTAATTGTTCCTAATCAAGCAGCACAAGGGTTTGGAAGTTTGTTTGAAATAAAATCAGAATCTGATGAAATCTTTATTAACGGCGCAACAGTTGCAGATATAGAAGTTATAGATGAAATTACAGCTTCAAGATTGCAAGCAAGCGGAAGAATTGTAACACAAAGTTCGAATACGAATAATACAGGACTTCTAAGTTCCCCATCTAAAAATAATTTAAATACTAGCGGAGGCTTTAGTTACTAATGGCTTACAACGACAACCAAAAAGATTTTCCACTACCGGCCGGCGGCAACAACAATAAAAGAGAAAGTGCATCACTTCTACCAAAGTATTTTAGAACTAAAATAAA